ACGTAAATGTACCAACAAATTTTTTACCTTCAGTAACTCCAATTTTAGCCATTAGAGTTGATACAACACCATTTTCTATTTGTGCCGATGGTTCTAGTGCTACAGGCGGACTTCCATTTTTTAATGCTTGTGCATCTGGTTTATGTTTTCTTGGTTCAAGTTGTGGATGTTTTTCTTCGTATTCTGATTTATGAACAAAAGAACCATTCCACTCTGTAACCATTTCTTTATATGGAAAAGCCATTCCACTTCTATCTGATATAGCTTTAGCATATTTACCTGTTGCAAAAGCCATTATACGTTATACCTTAAATCTGGTGTAATTTTTAAATCAACTTTTTCTCTATTATCTTGCATTGCTCTATTAAATTCTTCTTCATACAACATTTTTAATTCTTGTCTTCTTTGCATTTCAATTTGTGGTCTTTTTAATGAAAGGTAATAAGCTAATCCACTAATTGCACACGGCAAAAATCTATTTGGAATATCAACTGACTCAGTTGCGGCTGTAATATCTTCTAGAGCTTTTCTTTCTTTATATCTAAAAGTATCAGCATCATCTGGTGTTGGATACAAATATATAATTGGTGTTAATTGTTTATCAACAAAGTATTGACTTGGTCTACCACTGTTTGATTTATCTGGAATTCGTAAATAATCATCACGACTTATTCTTTCCATTTCAAAATCAGTTCTAGTGCCATCTGCATTAGTAACTGATATTACTGCTTCCTCTACATCTATAGTATAACTATTAAGTGTATAATTTGCTGTTCCAGATGTAAGTGTTTGTGTTGATTCTGAAACACTCCAAAGTTGAATACTTCTATTACTCCATTCTTTTAACATAAGGTTAAGACTTCGTCTTGCGGATGAAGATTCTTTTCCTGTTATAGTTTCACCACCAATTCGACCATAAGCCTCTTCAATGATTTCATTAACGTATAGCGTAAATGTACGAGTGCCAGAAGTTGCCATATTTTATCCTAATATGTTTTACTTAATTTTAAAATAATAGTGTAGTGGTCTCCATCTGTGTGTCCCGTAGTTGTTAGTAATAAATCACCATCAATTCCAGAACCCGCATTATTTGTAATACCACCAAACTCTTTTACATCTATATAACCTTGTGAAGACAATGCTCCATTTGCACCTAATACTTTACAAACAACATTCGAAGTTGCGTTCCATAATAAGTCAACTCTCATACCAAAAATATCATAATATATTTCTTGTATAGCTACTCTTGAACAAGACTCACCATTAGTATCTTTTTCTAGAGTAGAAACATCAACCTTTGCTACCGCACTTTCACCACTACCATCAGATATATTAGTAAGTTTTACTAAAATACTTTTAGCACCTACATTATCACCAATAATTTGTGATGTTACTGCATCTGCCATTTTTTACCTCCAATAAAAATTTTTTCTGTTTCTTTTTTAATAATTATAATTAATAAAGCTAATTTTTCACATATGTGCATACTTTATCCTTAAAAAAAAGCTAGGGCTGTTACACCCTAGCTGTTATTGTTAATATACTGAATACTCTATTTCAAGTGTTCCACGAAAAGCTGTTAAAGCTGTATCGCAAGTAGAACCTGCACCCATATATAAATATTTACTTGCTATTGCCGCAGTAATATTAGGATGAAATACATGATAAGTACCCGCAGTTGCGTCTAAATCAATATCAATTTCAGTTACTGAATCAGTAGCAGAAATTCTTGGATTGAATGATGCTACTCCTGCACCTACAATTTCTGTGCCAGAAGATATGCCACTGTTAGTAGCTGTACCCGAAGTTGCACTTAATTGTAAGTTAGCTAAAGAGTTAGCGTCACTTGCCGCCGCAGTTGTAATACCAAGCACTACTTTATGAATAAAGAATTTACTTGCTGTTACTAAATCATCTGGGTGGTCTGTGTTTAGTTCACCTATTTCTACTAGAACATCATCATCTGCATAAGTTGTTCCTGCCGCATTTGTACTTGCCAAAGTAACTGCAAAAGTTTGTATTTTTCTAGTTCCTAATGAAATTAGTTGTCCAGTTGAGTTAATATTAACTCCTGTTTCTGTGATTGCACCAGTAGTAGAATTTTCGTTAATTACTTTAAATCCTGCTTTTGACCTTACTGCACCACTAAAAGTTGTATTAGCCATTTTATTTTCTCCGTAGTTGAATTATACCATCGCTTCTACGATTGTCTGCTAGGGCAGTTGGTATAATTAATTAATCCTAGAAATAATATAAGAGGGGGTAAAAACCCCCTCCCATTCGTACTTTATTACGCTCCCGGTGAACCGAATACGGCTCTCCAGTCAGAGAATCCGAAAGAATATCTTTCAGACGCTTTGAAACGCATATTTCCTGTTTCAAAATCTGGTTCCATAGAAGTTTTTAAAGGTCTTCTTTGAAACATTTTAAATCCAGAGTTAGTCATATCTGTTAAGATAAAGAACGCATCTGTATCAGTTAGATAATGGTTAACTGCATATCCACCCGGAAGTAATCCTAGGCTTTTTGTTGCGTTAATATCATTATCAGCAGTTCCAACTCTTAATTCACTTTTCAAAATTCTTTGAGCAGTAAATGCTAAGTCTTTTGGTACAATCATCTTACGAGCTTGTACAGCAACTGGAATATTTCTGTCATCCACAAAACCACCAATTGCAATAATTGCTGTTTCTAGTGAAGTTTCAGAAAGGTCAGCCGCAGTAGCTAATTCGTTAGACAAATCGCCTGCCGCTAGTGAAGGGTGGTCAGTAGCACAAAGCTCTTTACCATCTCCTCCAACATTACTTGAACTAAATGCATTGTTAAGAACATTAGCCGCTTTCACTTGTTTAGTGTAAGCCATTGAACGTGCTAATGCCGCAGTGTATCTTTTAGATAATGTATCATAAAGATTATCCTCTACAGCTTCCTCAGTAATTGAGAATGCCAAAGCGATAGTCTCGTGTATATATCTAGCAGTCCACTGTTCTGCGGCAGTATCATATTCTACTGATGCTCCCTCTGATTTAGTTGGGGCCGCACCAAAGCCAGTAAGAAGAGTTTCTTCTTCAAAAGCTCTGTCAGAATTTTCTTCTTGGAAAATTTCTGCGTGTTCACGTTCCCATCTTTTGTACTCCAAACCAAATAAGGCGTGGAGACCGGGTTCCAACTCTTTTGCAAGTTGGGCTCTATTAATAGCCATAATTTATATCTCCTTATACGCCTACATTAGAATCTTCAAAGTCAATGTGTTGGTTAAGTTCATGTTCATGAATTACAACCTCAAGGACTCCGTTGGTTCCGTATGCGTTTTTTGGTTCATTGTATAGTCCAAGAATTCGCAAATTTGCTGTTCCTGTACCAGTCGTTCCACTAATTTCATGCTTAGATTGACCTGTTGTAGTGCTTCCGGCAGTTGCAACAATATCAGCCAATTGACCAATATCTGCAAAATCAGCACTTCCTGCTGATTGTACTGCGAAAACAATGTTAGGGTCGCTGTAAACATAAGCAGTTACATCTGCACTACCTTGTGTAGTTGCACTTGCTGTCCACTGCCTGCTGAAAACTTGTTCGCCGTCTGAATTAACGTAACTGCATCCTGCAAATACGCCTAAAATTCTATCGCCTGCGTCACATTCGTCTATATATCCTGTGCTGAGTAATTTTACACAATCACCAGTAAAAATAGCCGTACTTAAACCACTTGCGATTTTCCATTCATTTGGTCGAATAGCTCCACCAGTAAGATGTCTTACGGGTTTTAAACCGTTTGGGGCATCTACGTTTGCCATATTTTATCTCCTGTTAAAGTTATTAAAAACCCAATCAGAAAACTTTAGTCTGCATCTTTCTTTTTACCAACAGATACAGAACTGCTACGCTTTTGTGTAAGAGGCATTGATGGATGTTGTTCTTTTAATATATCAGCTTCAACGGCATTAGTTTGTTGTTTCGTTTTATTACGAAAATACTCTTCTTTAGCTTCTGCCATCTCTACTGGTATTTTAGCGAGAACTAAATCACCAGAACCAATTACACCTGCATACTTTCCAGTTTCATGCATTGGGACATCGAAATCGGGGTGTTCTTCTTTTTTAACGAATTCATATCCCTCACGCTTACGTTTAGATATGTTTCGAGCGTCATCCTCCCCACCCGCACTCACTCTTAACCATCTGTATTTTACGCTGTCAACATTTGGTTTTGGTGCATCTAAATATGAAGGAGGTGTATAAGTTACTTTTCGTTTCTGATGAGACCTAGATGCAGTCCCTTCA